GGATGCAGTCTTGGTCGACTCCGAGAGCAAGTCAATCAAGCAAACCAATAAACAAGCAGGCACCAAGCGTAAAAAAGAAAAAGCACGGCTCGACTCTAGAGATGGACGTGGGGGAACGCAACAAAAAACTAATAGGTCGGAGGCTCAACTATGGATGGGTGGCACGGCTGATGGGCTACCCAGATGGATGGCTCGACTTGGATTAGTCAATGTTTGGATTGGTAATACTCAAAGGTTCAGCACTCCTATCACAAGTTCTAACCGTCCAAGCACTAAAAGAATATTAGAAGGTAATAATCCAAAGAAAAATTTAGCCGAGGACCCGAAGATTTATTTCGAGGAGGGTTATGACTTGTGGGAGTTTGGAATGCCACGGTCTAAGGATGAATACCCTGGTCGTGTTGATAAATTAAAAGCATTAGGTAACGCTGTAGTTCCTGAATGTGCAGAGCTTGTTGGTCGACTTATTAAACGTGCTGATGAGCTTGGGACTATGGTTTTTGATTTAAGTTTATTGGAGGAGGAATGAGTAAAATTGTTTTGCCTGAGACTCGTGGTGGTCGTGTTGTTAAGTTTATAGAGAACTTCTGCGTGCATGGTGAGGGTGACTTCTACGGTCAGCCGTTCCGTTTAGATCATTGGCAGAGGCAGATCATTTATCATTTGTATGAGATTAATGATCAGGGTCAGCGTCAACATCGTGAGGCTCTGCTTGGCGTTCCAAAAGGCAACGGCAAGAGTGCTTTGATTTCTGCTCTTGGTCTTTACGAACTCCTGGGCAACGGCACCACTTCCCCACTTGTTACTGTTGCAGCTGCAAGTTTTGAGCAAGCTGATATTGTCTTTGGAAACATGCGGAGCATGTGCGAACAATCCCCTTATTTGAAATCTTTGACCGAGGTTTATCAAAATTCTATAGGAGTCAAGGGTGGTCCTGGTCGTGTTTATCGTGTTGCTGCAAAGGCGGGAACTGCTGACGGTGGACGGAACTCTGCTTTTATAGCGGATGAAGTTCACGAATGGTCAACTCCAAACTTGCAAAGGGTTCACTACGTTTTGTCAAATAACACCGCTAAACGTCAGGATTCTTTAATTCTAAATATTACAACTGCTGGTTATGACCTTGACACTCTTTGTGGTCGACTTTATTTAAGGGGTAAACGTAAGCAGTCAGGTGAGACCTTGGACCCTGATTTTTATTTTTATTGGCTTGAGCCTGATGAGAACGATGACTTTGAAAGTGAGGAAACCTGGGCAAAGGTAAACCCTGCGATTGCAGGTGGTTGGTGGCCTATTGAAAATTTAAGAAGGAGACGAGCTGCTTTGCCACTTCCTGAGTTCCAAAGATACCACCTTAACATGTGGACTCGCACTCAGGATGAGTCCTGGTTGCCTGAGGGTCTTTGGTCTGAGCTTGCTGATTCTTTTGAGCTTGATTCATCACTCCCCACTTACGTTGGTGTTGATATGGCTATAAAACACGATTCTGTTGCTGTTGTTTGGGGTCAAATGGGCGAGGATGGGGTGATCCGTGTCGATTCAAAGATCTGGCGTAATGAGGGAGTTATGTTTGATTACGCTGAAGTTGAGACCTTTATTGTCAACTTGAACCGTGATTTTAACCTGGTCGAGGTTGCATATGACCCTGCGTTTTTTGAACGTTCTGCTCAGGCTTTGTTTGACCAGAACGTTCCAATGGTTGAGTTTCCCCAATCTCACGGCAGGATGGTTCCTGCTTGCGGTCTAAGCTATGAGGTCATAACTTCTAAAAAATTAAGGCATAAAAATCAATCTACTTTTAATGATCAGGTTTTAAGTGCTGTATCTCGTCCAACTGACAGGGGTTTTAGGTTGTCTAAGGGTAAAAGTAAGAGAAAGATTGACGGTGCTATCGCTTTGGTTATGTGCCTGGACAGGTTGACGTATCCAACTAGGCCACCTGAAGAGTCCAACATAGGTATAGTAGAGTGGTGAGAGGTATGTTTTATGCTATTGAGTTTGCTGGCTTATGTTTTATCGTTGCCGGTGTTTATGCTTTTAGCCAAGCATTGGCCTACATAGTATTTGGAGCTGGTTTATTACTAGGGAGCTACTTTTATAACCGATGAGTATTTTTGCACAGAATAATGAAAAACGAGACGCTGCTTTAGGTAATCTTGCTGACTTGTTGGCTCAAAGAGAGGGGTTGCCATCTTATTCAGGTGAGAGCGTCACGGAGGTTACTGCTCTTGGTGTATCTACAGTTTTATCTTGCGTATCAATCCTGGCTGATTCAATTGCTGCACTTCCAATAAAAGTTTACCGTGAGTTTGATGACCGCAATTTGAAGTTAAAGACTCCAAGGTTTTTAAGGATTCCAAATAATAACCAATCGAGGTTTGAGACAATCCATCAAATAGTTTCATCTCTTGCTTTGCATGGGAACGCTTTTGTTTTGATTGATAGGGACACAGCCGAGAGACCTATTGCTCTTACTGTTATTCATCCTGACAAAGTTAGATTAAAAATTGAAGGCAACACCAAAATGTTCAAGTTTAATGACCGAATGTATACAAAAAATAACATTTTACACTTCACTTGGATGACGCATGCTGGTTCTTATTACGGTGTATCCCCACTCAAAGCTCAAAAGAATACTATAGGAGTTGCTTTAGCCATGGAGCGTCACATTGGACAGTTCTACGGTCAAGGTGCTACTCCGTCATCAATACTTGAAACTGACCAAGCAATGACAAAAGAGCAGGCTGAAGTGTTGCAATCCACCTGGACAACTTCTCACAATCGTAACAGAAAGCCTGCGGTCTTAACTGGTGGCTTGAAATGGAAGGCGATTAGTGACGCTGCAGGTGAGGAACTTGTAAAAGCTAGAGATCAAATTGTTAAAGAAATAGCTAGGGTTTATAGGATTCCTAGTTATTTAATTCATGCCGAGGGTTCGACTGGTTTGTATTCAAATGTTGAGAGTTCAGGTATTCAGTTTGTTAGGCATACCCTACTCCCCTGGCTTACTCGTCTTGAGGAAGGTTTTAGTTCTTTATTGCCTGGTTCATCTTATGCAAGGTTTGACGTATCCGAGTATCAAAGAGGTGACCGTGCAAATACAATCCGTGCCGCTCAAGTTGCTATTACTTCAGGTATTTTTACACCAAATGAAGTTAGGCAACAGTTAGATTACGAACCTTATGAGGGTGGTGATAATTTTTACCTTGGCTTGCAAGGAGCACCTGTTGGTCCTGACATTCCACCTGTTGGTAAGGATGAGGTCGAGCCTGTTTTAACTGAAGCTGAACAGAAAGAGGACTAGTGCCTTATTCTATTATTCACGACCATCCTGAATGTCCTTTAGAGTCAGGTGAGCCTGGACCAAATCAAGTTGGTGGTCACGCTGTTGTCAAAGATGATGATGGGCAACTTATGGGTTGTCACAAATCACATGATTCTGCTGAGGAGCAAATTAGAGCATTGTATGCGGCTGAAAATGAAAGGGATTCTGACCCAAGCACTCCTGCACCAAAAAAAGACCAGATCACCGGATCAGCTAAAAATAAGCCTGGTAGTGCATCTGGTAAGTCTGGAAGTATTAAGTTTTCTGAGCAAACTGAAAAATCTATAGCGACAATCGTTGAAAATCATAACGATCAGGTAAATTCAAAAGGCATGAGCACTTGGAGACGTCTGCGGTCTAACACCGCTAAAGCTGTTGTGCGTAGAGGTTTTGGTGCTTATTCAGTATCTCATCGTCCTGGAGTTTCTAGGAATGCTTGGGGTCTTGCTCGACTCAAAGCATTTAGTTATTTGCTGATAAACGACAAACCAAAAAATCCAAAGTATGTTGGCGACAACGATTTACTTCCTGAAGCTCATCCAAAGCACAGCAAACAAAAAAAGAAAGAAAAAAACAATCTCAGGCATGAGATAAATGTACCAGCATTTATTAGAGACAATGCGGCTCGTGGACTAGAAAATTTAGAATTTGCAGGTTCAGGTCTTACTGAAAAAACAAAAAGAGAGGCACGGTCTATGCGTGATGGTGTTGTATCTCATGATAAAGCTATGAGAATGCAGGCATGGTTCAAGCGTCATTTACCTGACTTTGAAGGTGAGGGAGCTAAAAAGTTTTTATCTGGTGAGTCCGATAGGATGAGTCCTGGTTTGGTGGCATGGCTTTTGTGGGGTGGGTCTTTGTCAAAAAACACTAGACTTGATGCTATGAGGTGGGCTGAGAGGCAGGTTGCAAGGCACGAAGATGATCGTTCAGGGTCTAGGCCACAGCCATTCAATCAAGCTGTTGGTATTATAAAACGCATGAGTGAAAATAAAGAGACTAGGTTTTTTGAACTTAGGGCTGAACCTTTTGAAGTCGATTCTGATAATTTAATTTTTACAGGGTATGCATCTGTCTTTGACTCCCCTTATTCAGTTGCTGATTCTCGTGGTGTTTATCAGGAAACTGTAAACCCTGGAGCCTTTACTAAAACTTTAAGTGAACGTGACGATGTTAAATTTTTAATCAATCATGATGGCATTCCACTTGCTCGCACTAAATCAGGAACTCTTGAACTTCGAGAAGATGAGCACGGTCTCTTTGTAAAGGCAGAGCTTGACGAGTCAAATCCAAGAGTTGCTGAGATTTCAAGTGCATTAAAACGAGGAGACTTATCTGAGATGAGCTTTGGTTTTCATGCAATAAAAGACGAGTTCTCAAGCGATGGCGAGCAGAGAACTCTCAAAGAACTCAGATTATTAGATGTATCAGTTGTCACTTGGCCTGCAAATCCATCAACTCTTGCGACTATCCGTGGAGTGGATTTGGGCGAACTTCAAAATGTCCTGGCTGAAGCTAGAGACGGTTCGTTTAATGATGACCAAGTGACAAAAATAAAAGAGGCAATTGACCAGTTAAGTGAGTTATTGCCGAAGCCTAAAACTTCAAGATCAAACGTCAGGGCTGCTGTTCGAGATCTTGAAATTTGGGAGATGCAGAGCCGTTCATAAAAGCCGATTATTCACTTTTACAGAACACTCACACTTGTAAGATAAATAATTTTTATAGGAGTAAAAATTGAAAATAAAAGAAATGTTAGAAAAAAGAGAGGGACTTGTTGACGAAGTCAAGGCTATGACCGAGCTTGCTGAAAAGGAAGACAGAGACTTTACCGACGAGGAAACTCAAAAATATGACTCCCTTAAAAGTGAAATTAATGAACTTGGCGACAGAATAACTGAAGCTGAGGAAATTAGAAAAGCTGAGAAAGAAATAGCCGAGAGCCGTGAAAAGCTAGGGGTTGTTGAGGAAAGACTAGAGCCTGTTGTTGAGGAAATAACAGAGCCTGGTGTCTACCATAAAGGTGGAGAGCACTCATTTCTTAGTGACGCTTTTAACAGTCGTCAAGGTGATTTCCAAGCTCAGGACAGAATAAATAGACATCAACAAGGTAATGGTGAGAAGAGAGACGTAGGAACTGGTGCATTTGCTGGTTTGGTCGTTCCTCAATACTTGACTGATCTTGTTGCTGAAAAGGCCAGAGGTGGAAGTCCATTTTATAACGCTTTACCAAAAGCACCTTTACCAGATAAAGGTATGAAGGTTGAGCTATCTAGAATTACAACAGGTTCAACTGCTGCATTTCAAGCTACTGAAAACTCAGCACTCGATGAGACCAACATTGACGACACTCTCTATACCGTGAATGTCAACACCATTGGTGGTCAACAGGATGTATCTCGTCAAGCAATTGAAAGAGGAACAGACCTAGAGGGTATTGTATTTGGTGACTTGATTTCTGCATATTACACAGAACTTGATAATCAATTAATTAATGGTGATGGAACAGGTGGAGCACCTGAAGGTATTAGAAACGTTACAGGAATAAACACCGTAACTTATACTGATGCATCCCCAACTGTTGGAGAGCTTTATCCAAAATTAATTGATGCTATACAAAAAATTAATAGCAATAGATTTGCTGCGGCTACAGCTATCATCATGCATCCACGTAGATGGGGATTCCTATCTGCTGGTGTTGATGGAAACTCAAGACCATTAGTATTGCCTGCTGGTAATCAGCCTGACAATGTCTATGGTGTTGGTGAGGCTGCTGGCTACGGTCAAGTTGTAGGTCAGATTGCTGGTTTACCGGTAATTGCTGACGCAAATATCACAACTGCTGATGGTGGTGGAAATAACCAAGATCAGATTTACGTTGTTAAAGCTGACGACCATATTCTCTTTGAAGAGACAGGTAGTCCGTTTAGACTCAGATTCGACGATGTCGGTTCCGGGTCACTCACAGTCAAGTTGGTTGTTTATGGCTACATTGCTTACGCATCAGGCCGTTACCCAGCTGGTATTTCAAAAATACAAGGAACTGGATTAGTTACACCTAGCTTTTAGTTAGGATTTTTTAGCCAGGGCTTTAGGGTCCTGGCTAAATTAAAAAGAGGAGTATTCATGGCTAAAAAATTAAAACTAAACAAAGATGAAATCTCTGCGTTGCTTGATGAACTTAAAGGTTATTTAGTTCACAAAAAAACAAAAAGAGCTAATGAAGTTAAAAAAGTTTTAAAGGATGCGGGAGTTCCTGAGTCTGCAATGGCGAAGCCTAAGGCTGAAACTGCAGCAAAGAAAAAACCTGCGGCTAAATCAAAACCTAAAAAATAAAAATGGCTATTACTAATGGCTACTGCACCTTGGCAGAGATTAAATCTTTTGTAAATATTTCTGATTCTACTGACGACGATGAACTTGAAGATGCAGTAAATTCTGCAAGTCGTCAAATCGATGCTTATTGTGGTCGTCAATTTTATGCCGACGGTGCGGCAACAGCTAAAGTTTACAGGACTCGTAACCCCTACCAGGTTACTGTTGATGATATATCCACTTCTACTGGTCTTGTTTTAAAGTATGACGACAATGATGACGGAACTTATGAGACTACCGTTGCATCAACTGATTTTATTTTACTTCCACTAAATGCTGAGGCTTTTGGTATTAGCGGTCTTGGTTTTACTTCAATTGAGCTGTTTACTGACGGATCTCACGAGTTTCCAACAACTAGGTCAAATAACAGAGCAAGGATTCAAGTAACGGCCAACTGGGGTTTTGCTGCCGTTCCTGAGCCTGTTCGTCAGGCTTGTTTAATGTTAAGTAGTGAAAACTTTGCAATGAGAAACACTCCCCTGGGCATTGCTGGTGTCGGTGAGTTTGGTGTATTGGCTGTTCGTCAAAATCGTCAAATCACTAGAATGCTTGACCCTTATCGACGTGGGGACTCAGTTGGTGTTGCATAGTGGCATCGTTTTCAACTATTAGAACTGCGATTAAAACAACACTCGCTGATAATATTTCTGGTCTTAGGGTCTATGACACTATTGATGACATGATTAATGTGCCTGCATGCGTTGTAGTTCCTACTTCTATTGATTTTAACGAGGCTATGGCTCGTGGAACTGACAAGTATGACTTTGATGTCCTGGTCGTTGTAAGTCGTGCTGATTCACGGTCTGGTCAAAATCAATTGGATTCTTTTATAAATGGATCAGGTTCTAATTCAATTCGTCAGGCTATATTTCAAAATTCAACGCTAGGCCAATCAGACACGTCTGCTGTTGTCACTACAATGAGTGATTATGGTGGAACTTACGCAGTCAATGGTGTCGAGTCAATCGGTGCGAGGCTCGGAGTTACTGTTTATACCAAGGGGTCAAGTTGAAATATAAAATTATTGGAACTAAAAAAATTGACGGCATAGAGCCTGGTGAGATTATTGAAATCAAAGATGATAAAAAAGCAGACTCACTTGTTGCTGGTGGTCATATTCAAAAAATTAAAAGCGATGCTAAAAAGAAAAAAGGAGCTAAATAATGCCGAAGCATTACGGTGGTGGTAAAAAAAAGAAAGGCATGAAAAAAGGCGGGGGTCGACGTAGATAATGGCGACGTTTGTTTTAACTGACGGCAGGTTATTCATGAATGGTTTTGATTTATCAAGCCATACACAGTCAATGACTCTAGATTTGTCAGCTGACGAGGTTGATGTTACTGCTATAAACTCTGGAGGTTTTAGGTCAAAAATTGCAGGACTTCAAGACGCAAGCCTACAGGCATCTGGTTTTTTTGAAGCAGGAACCGATAAGCCTGACGCTCTTTTAGGTGTATCTGCTGGTGCTGAAGTTATTTCTACTGTATCCCCTACTTCATCTGCTGGTGACATAGCTTATTTTTTAAAGTCTAGGCAGTTTAGTTATAATATTGGAGGAGCTGTTGGCGATGCCATGCCGTTCTCAATAAATAACTCTAATAGTTCTGACCGTGCTGTTCGTGGCACGATTATGGTCGATGATTCTGCAAATCTTACAGCGACTGGTAATTCAACAGGTCGTGAGCTTGGTGCTGTTGCTGCTACAAAATCTTTATTTGTTGCGGCTCATGTGGTCTCAGTATCAGGCACTTCTACCCCTACCCTGGCTTTAAAAGTGCAAAGCGATGACAACGGATCTTTTACTTCTGCTACAGATCGTATAACTTTGACTAATTTTACAGCGGTTGGAGCTCAATATTCAAAGGTTGCTGGTGCAATTACTGACACTCATTATCGTATAAATTACACTTTGTCAGGCACTTCCCCATCGTTTAAAGTTTTTATAACTGTAGGGATTGTATAATTGTTTTGGCTCACGCAAGTGAGACACGGCACTTCTTGTTGCTAACCCATCAGGACCCCGGCAGATAAATTCAATGCTTGTCATTGCAGTCCTTGTCTGCCGGGAGTGTCGGTCTAGACCATAAAACATTAAGATCATTAATTTCTAGTATTCTTTGCTCATGGCTAATGGTTTTAAAGTTTTCAGCGTATCTGAGGTTCTTACTGCCGCTGATGTTAATGATTATTTGATGGAGCAAAGTGTGGCTATTTTTACAAATAGCACGACTCGAGATGCTCAGATTTCAAGTCCTGTAAATGGTCAGGCTTGTTTTTTACTTGATTCAAATACCTTACAATTTTATTATTCGTCTGCCTGGAATAACTATATTGGCGAAGGTGACATTACTGGAGTCACTGCTGGCACCAACTTGTCTGGTGGTGGTGCTAGTGGAGCGGTTACTTTAAACTTAGCCATTGATAGTGAGGTTGCATTTGCAGATCAGACGGCATCTGCTGTTGTATTAAAAGATTACGCTGAGACAGATGTTTCAGTTACTTCTGGGACCACACTTGCTATAAATTTAGCAAACGGAAACACTGGGGCTGTTACCTTGGCTCATAATGTGACCGACATAGATTTTACTAACGTTCCAACTAATGGAGTTTCAAGTTTTACCTTGCAAGTTACCCAAGATGGCACTGGGTCTAGGACTATGGCTATCAATGCGGTTACTGTTAATGGTGGAGGCAATGTAACAGCCAAGACTCCTGGTGGTAGTGGTCTTACTTTGTCGACTGGTGCTGGCGAGATTGATTTATTAACATTTTTGTTTTTTGATGCTGGAACCCCACTTTTAAATTCATTATTAGATTTTAGTTAGGAGTTCAATATGCCATTAGGTGCAGCTAGATTTGGACTAAGTGGGGTTGATTTAGGTAAATTAGAATTGATACGTACACAAACATTTACAACAACAACAAATGTAGATTTTACTTCAATAGATGAAAGTACTTATAATGTACATTTTGCAACTATTTCTGTAGATAGACAAACAACTTCAGGTGAAAGTCTTGGTATTCAATTTTATGAAAGTGGTGTATTGGAAACTGCAAGTGTGTATCAATATGGTTATCAAAATGGGGAAGCAGGGGGAACTTTTAGTGAAAGTAAAAACACAGCAAATAACAGATTATTTGGAACTCAATTTGTTGATGCAGGAGATGACAAGTTTTCTTATAATTACTTTTATAATTTAGGGGATAGTTCAAAGTATTCATTTCAAACAATGCAGAGTACAGCTATACAGGGAACTAATTATAAAATGAGATTTGGAAGTGGTGTTTTACCACAAGCAAGTACAGTTGATGGAATTAGATTTACTGCAGTTACAGGTACAATGACAGGCACAATATCTCTATATGGAATTAAGGATAGCTAATGGCAGGTAATTTAGAATTTATAAAATCTGCTAGTGGAAGTTCTGTTAGTTCATTATCAATAACAAATTGTTTTAGTGATAAGTATGATGTGTATTATTTATCAATGGTAACAAATGATCTATCAACTGCAACAGATAACAATTACAGATATATTGATAATGCAGGAAGTGTTATATCAGATAGTGAATATGACTATGCAAGTTTATTTATGACAATGTATTCAGGTTTTACAGAGGGTAAAGCAACAAGTGGAAGTTCTGCTTTAGGTGTATCTTTTGGAAATAATGGAACAGAGGGTTTTGGATTAAGTATGTATATATTTAATCCATTTGACAGTTCATCATATACTTTTGCACAAGTACAAAGTGTTTTTAATTATCCAGCAGGTGGTAATCAGGGTTATAAATCTATTTCAGTTCATAAATCAGCAGAAAAAATTACAGGAATTAATTTTTTTCCTTCATCAGGAACTTTTGACAATATTGAAATTAATGTATTTGGAGTTAAATAATGGCAGGTAGCTTAATAAAAATAACAAGTGCAAGTACAACTTCTAATGTATCAACCATTGATATAGGGGGTGCAAATTGGGATAGTTCTTATGATGTCTATATGGTAAAGATTTATAACCTACAACAAAGTACAGGAACAGATGTAAGACTAAAAGCAAGGATATTAAAGAGTGATAATTCTGCTGATACAACTGCTAATTATGATTATGCCATAAAAGGATTAAGAACAGGTGCAGGATTTGATAATTTGCCTGATACAAACCAAACAGAGTGGAGTAATTTAACTTATTTGTTTAGAGGAAATACAAGTTATGGTGCTAATGCAATTTTATATTTATTTAATTTTAATAATGCAAGTGAGTTCAATTTTATTACTGTTGAGGGAAACGGTTATGGATATGACGGCTCAGAGTTAATGGGTGGTATGGGTGGTGGTGTTCATACAGTTGCACAAGTTGCAAAAGGACTACAATTTTCATTAACAACAAATAGCATTTCAAATGCTTATATTGATTTATATGGTTTAAAGAAATAAGTATATGAAATTAACAGAAAGGTAGGATATTATGGCGACATTAGATGAATTAAGAACAGAAGCTACAGCTGAAATTGAAGCAGCTAAGCCTTTATTCAAACAAGTCGATGGTAAAAGACTTGAATTTACTGATGATGATTATGACCAAGCAATAACTGATTTAGCTAATTCTAAATATGACCAACAACAAAATGGTTATAAAATAGCTAGACAAGAGGCTTACAAACCTATTGGCGACCAGTTGGACCAACTTTGGCATTCGATTGACGCTGGCTTGTTTGGTTCTGATGCTAAAACTTCACAGTGGTATCTTGACATCAAAACTATAAAAACAGACAATCCTAAACCTTAAATGTTGCTTGAAGTAAAAAGGACGCAGTTTGGTTCTGATGCCACTAATGGAGAGCTATTTATTAATGGTGTTTTTGAGTGTTATACACTTGAGGACGAGGTTCGTGATGGACCTAAGGTTTGGGGTGAGACTGCTATACCCCTTGGCGAATATGAGATAAAATTCAGGACAGTTGGTGGTTTTCATACCAAAACCAAAGCACGTTATGATGAACGCTTTGGTCCTGGTTGGCACCAAGGTATGTTGTGGCTACAAAACGTGCCTGGGTTTGAGTTTATCCTTATTCATGCAGGTAATACAGATGAGTCAACTGCTGGTTGCTTGTTGGTTGGCAGGACTCAGCAAGATCTTAATATTTCCAAGGATGGATTCATTGGTCAATCTCGTGCTGCTTATGAGGCTTTATATCCAAAAGTCCGAGATGCTTTGTTGTCTGGTGAAAAAGTAACAATAAAATACTCTAATCTAGGCCAAACAGTTGAGGCGGTCTCTAATGATAAAATTGAAAAAAAGGAGCACCTGTTGTCTAAAGGCGATAAAGGTTTAAATGTAAAATTTTTACAACAACTTCTACTAAAGTGGAAGGCTGATTGTTTGCCGAAGTTTGGAGCTGACTCTGACTTTGGTGGTGAGACTGAAGAGGCTGTAAAGTCATTTCAATCTGCTAATTCATTAGAACCTACTGGCTCAATCGATTTTATGACCACTATTGCTCTCTCTAAATTTATTTAGGAGGTTATGTGGACTTTAAAGATTGGGCTATAAAAGTTGGGATTAGAACTCTCAGGACTTTTATCCAGGCTTTTTTAGGTATTCTAACTGCATCAGGTACAGGCATGGTTGAGATGGATGTTTTAACTAATGCACTTGTTGCGGGAGCTGTTGCTGCTGTTACGGCTTTACAGAATGGCCTAGAAGAGTGGACACCAAAAAATAAAGGCTAAATTCTTTTAGTTGCTTTATAAATTCAATACTTTTATAAGAGTTTGTATTGTGGTTCTGTTAATTACTCCGTCCACAGTCTTTGCTGATCATGTTCCAACTCAAGCACCTTATAATCAATCCATTGCTTTGGATTCATCAACTGGTGATTTAACTATTGGTATCTACTCGTCTGATGGTTTTGAGGACTCCCCACCTGAAAAATACACTATATTTTTTACTATTTCTGATTCTGCTATTGACACTTCTACTGCCTTTTGCATATCTACATCTTTTGGTCACGGTCAAAACAATACCTGGCAGTATCATGTTTTTGCACTTGATGATTTGCAGACGTATTTCGAGAACCCTTACGGAACTTTTAGGACTAGGATTCGTAGTGACAACGACACAGATAATTCTTACAGCTCTCTTACTGATGAGATGACTATATCTATTCCTAATCAAGAGCCATTTGTTGGTGCTACCGATTGGTCTGCACCGTCTAGTTCTTGCGTTGACACTTCGACCACCACTACTACTTCGTCATCTACTACTACGTCATCTACTACTTCTTCGACCACGACTTCTACAACTACAACTACGCTTGATCCAATAACAATTGAAAAAAATAAGAACTTTGCTGAAACTGGCTTTTATGAAACTAACCAGGAGCGTTCTGACCGTGAGGCAGCTGAGGCTGAAGAGGAACGTAAGGCCAAAGAAAAAGCGGAGGCTGAGGAGAGGGAACGTCAAAGGTTGCAAGCCATCGAGAATGAAAAAAATAAGAACTTTGCTGAAACTGGCTTTTATGAAACTAACCAGGAGCGT